AATGCGCGGTCTTCGCGATCACCCAAGGCCCGGAGCCCGACCGCGACAATGATGCCTGGGCGATGGCCGAGGCCGTTCTCGCCGTCCTGTCACCGCGCCAACGCTTCGGCCTTGAGAAGATCGGCGCAGCTTCGAAACTCCGGATAGCTCCGGTCCTCAGCAGCAAGATGGATCGACGCGGCGTCTCCGTCGTCGCGGTCGAATGGACGCAGGTCCTGCGCGACCTCACCGCCGGCGTCTTCGAGCCGGGCGTGACGATCGACTTGCGCCTTGAGGTCAACGGCGAACCCTTCGACATGGAGGGAACGGCATGAGCACGGCCATCTCTCGCGAGTTTCGCAACCTCTACAAGGAAGTGGACGCCCTGAACCGCCGGCTTGCGGCGTCGCACATGAGCGGGCGCGTGGTCGAGATCAAGGGCGACAAGGTCCGCCTCGAGCTGATGCCGCCGGACAGCCGGACGGGCAAGCCGTTCCTGTCGCCCTGGGTGCAGGTGCAGGAAAGCGCCGGTGGCGGGGTCGGCGGCTATTCCACCCATGTTCCGGTCGCGGTCGGCGAAACCATGCGGCTGCTCTCGCCGCATGGCGAACTCGGCCCGCAATCCCTGGCTATCCGGGACGGCTACACGAACGACAATCCCCGCCCGACCGACGAGGAAAAGCGCCTGGTCATCAAGCATGGCGACACGCGGCTTGTGATGGACGGAGACGGGATCGAACTCGGCGTCGGCGGTGCGGCCGTGAGGATCTCGGCCGAGGAGGTCGTGACCACGGTTCGCACCCGGCTCGCGAACGGTACCCGGAAAGTTCACTACGTCGACGGCCTGGACGATGCGGGCGACCGCGCGCTCGACGGCGCCGACGACGTTCTTGTCTGACCCCACTCAGGAGAGACCCGCATGCGCAAGGACTATGTCGTCACGGAAAAGGCCGGCCCGTTTGTCGCCGGCACCCGCAACCCCGGCAAGGGCGGAACCCTTCGTCTGACCGAAGACCAGGCGCGTTATGCGCTGATTGCCGGCGAGATCGAGCCCGCAACCAAGACCGAGAGCACAAAGCCCGCGGCCAAGGGCGTCAAGGGCAACGGGTAAGCCATGCGCACGGGGATCTCGGCAACGACGGGGCGCGTGCTGACCGGCTGGGACCATTGCGTCCAGTCGCTCGCCAAGATCCTCACCACCCGTTTCAACAGCCGGGTGATGCGGCGGGACTTCGGGTCTCGGGTTCCAGACCTTCAGGATGCGAACGCCAACGAGCGAACGCTTCTCGAACTCTATGTCGCCATTGCCGAAGCCGTTGAAGATCCGGTCAACGGCGAGCCGGGGTTCCGGTTGCGGACGATCGAGCTTGCGACTGGCGGCCGCTCGGGGCGCTTCGTCTTCCTGCTCGAAGGTGACTATTTCCCGCGCGGGCACCTTGGCGATCGCTCGATCCGTGAAGCCCGCGTCGCCGACATCGCGGTCGGCTCCGGCGACCGTCTGGTGCTTGGAGCCTCGATATGACCGCGCTTTCCCATCTTCCCCGTCCCGCGATCCTTGAGGATCTGGATTTCGAGGCGCGGCTTGCGGCGATCGTCGCCGATGCGCAGACGCGGCTTGCAGCTCAAGGGGTCACCTGGGACGTCGGCGCGCTGGAGACCGACCCGGTGATGATCCTGTGCCAAGCCTTCGCCTATCGCGAGATGATCTTGCGTGCCCGTGTGAACGATGCGGCCCGGGCCAATCTGCTCGCCTTTGCGGCCGGCTCCGACCTCGACCACCTGGCCGCATTCTATGGCGTCACGCGCCTTGCCGGAGAGACGGACGATCGCTTGCGCGAGCGCACACGGCTGATGATCCTCGGCCGCTCCGCCGGCGGGCCGCTTGAGCGCTACAAGGCGATTGCCTTGGGTGCTGCGATCGAGGTTCGCGACGTGGCGATCTGGCGCGAGGGCCGCGACCCGACCTTGCATGTGGCGGTGCTTTCGACCGTCGACACCGGCATCGCTTCGCCCGAGCTGCTGGCGCAGGTCCGCGCCGCGCTTGAGGCTCCGGCCGTGCGCGTTGTGTCCGACCGCTTCGCCGTGGTTTCGGCCGTGCGCCGCGTGGTCGACGTCACCTTGCGCGTGCGCCTCGCCCCGGACGCGCCGCAGGACATGCTCGACCGGTTGCCGGCGCTCCTTGCCGCCGACTGGCAGGCCGAGGAGCTGCTCGGTCTCGATCTGACCGCCTCCTGGCTGGTGGCACGGGCCATGCGGCCGGGCGTCAGCCGGGTAGAGGTGGTGACGCCGGCCGGCGATGAGGTTGCGGCACCGACCGAAGCGCTGGCGCTTGGCACGGTCACGATCCTGGACGGAGGGCGCGGACGATGACGGTCTCGCTGCTGCCGTCAAACGCCACCGCGCTCGAGCGCGGGCTTGATCTGGCCGGCGCGGATCTCGAGGCGCGCATCGCACCGGGCGCCGAGGCGATTGCCGGCTGGAAACTCGACCCTCAGCCGGCGCTCGCTCCCTGGCTGATCCATGAGTATGGGCTCGCACCGCTCACGCCCTTCGTACCGAACCTCTACGACCTGCTCGGCGACGGCATTGCCTGGGAGCGGCTTCGCGGGACGCACGCCGGCATGGCGATAGGGCTCGGTTTCGTCGGCTACTCGGCCGAACTGGTCGACCCGCCCGCGCGGCGACTGGCCTGGGCGGATTACCAGCTCACGCTGGACCGCGTGCGCGATGAGGCGGCGGACTTGCCCCGCATCGACGGTATAGCCCGGCTGTCGCAGCCGGCGCGCTCGCATTTCAGGCGCGGCGTGCATGGCTATGACGTGCCGGCGGCCGAGGCCTCCTGGACGCGGCTTTCGGGATCGATCCTCGGTGACGACAGCGGCCGTCACGTCGAGGCAACGGGCGGCACCGCCGGCCCGAAATGGTCCTTCGGTCGGAACCACGACGCCGAGGTCACCTTGTCCCAGGAAGGCCTCGAGACGCTCGGGATCTGGATCGAGGGCGACGGCAGCGGCGCAATCACCTGGGCGGATCTCAATCAGCCCTGGAACACGGTCAATGACACCTGGGCGGAGCTTGGCGAAGCCGGCGCGCGGTTGCGCCAGATGGCCTCCGCACTCGGAAGCCGCTCCGCCTGGCTCGGGTTCTACCGGGGCGACGGGTCGATGATCGGCGCACGGCGTTGCCTCGCGTTTGCCCAGGCGGCTCCCGCCGTTGCCGGCCCCTATGAGGTTGCGGGCCAGACCTGGGCGCCGAACCCGGATGGCTCGTCCGTCCTCGCCATCGCCCGCACCGACTTCGGCGACGCCGCCGGTGGAGAGGTGAGCGAGGTCGCGCTCCTTGTCGATGCCCGACCGGCCGATCCGGCCAGGCCTGGCAAGCTGTGGCTTTCCCCGGATGAGATCGAGGCGCCGTTCCCGCCGGTTGGCCGCACGCCCATATCCGTCACCCTCGGCGAGACCGTGCGCGACCGCTTCGCGCTGCTCGTCGGCTTCTCATGAGGTTCAAATGGCCTTCGAACACCCGTTGATCCCCGGCGCCTTTGACCGCTCGGCCGACAAGCCGGACATGACCGATGTGGTCTTTGTCGAGGAGCGCTTTCTGCAAGCTGCCGAACTCAACGAGGCGCAGTCGATTTTGCGTAGGCGCATCGCCCGGGCCGGCGGTCTCTCCGCCCGCGACGGCGACCGGATCTCGGGCGCCGCGATCATCGTGGACAGTGATGCAGGTACCGTCACGCTCGAGGCCGGAACGATCTACGCCAGCGGCGACGTGCGTCCCGTGGCGGCCGCGACGCTCAACGGCGTGCCGATGGCCGGCGAGGTGTCGATCGGCGTCCGCCTCGTGCGCGAACCGGTGACCCACGAGGAAGACCCGGACCTGCTCGGGCTGGTGCCGGGCACCTTGGCCGAGGGCGAGCCGGGCGCGGCGCGCATCATCGAGCGGCTCGCCTGGGGACGGGCCGGCGACGGCGAACCGGGCGACCTCTATCCGGTCTATCAGCTCCTCGACGGCGTGGCGCTCGACCAGACCGCGCCCGTCGAGCTCTCCGTCACATCGCAGGTCATCGCAGGCTACGACCGGGACGCCAATGGCAGCTATGTGGTCTCCGGCTGTCGTGTCGCGGCGCTCGGTCGGATCGCGATGACCTG